GTTGCTCGGGTTGCCGGACCACGCAGCCGCTTCCACGGCGTTGCTGAGCGTCAGGGCGAGCTCGGCAGCGATCCAGTCGGCGATCGACACGATGGAGTCCTGCAGGAGCTCCGACGCGATGACCACCGCACCCGTCACCTTCTTCGCCGTCAGCGTCACTTGGTTGCTGGTGGGATCGCTGGCAGTAATGGCGGCGTTCTCGTCGATCCAGTACGCGGTCGCACCGGCAGTCCGACGCGGGAACAGGAGCACGTCGCTCGGCATCACCACGTTGGTGGCGTTCTGAGCGAAGGCGGAATACTGATCGACCAGGCGGATGACGGTCGAGGAGAGCACGTCAGGCACGAAGGCCGCACCGGTCGTGGAACCGGTCGAACCCTGGGCACGGGCCTCAATGCCATGGTCCTGGCACCACCGCTTGGCTTCGGCGTCGCCGCTCTTGCTCTTGAACCACATGCCGACCGAGTAGGCGTCCTTCGCGTTCTCAAACGCACGGAGCCGGCCCGAGAACGGAACCGCCTCGATGCGGACGTTCTCGCTGCGCTCTTCCTTCACCTCGGGAGCCGGCGAGCAACGCTCGACCACGCTGCGGAGATTCTTGGCCGACTCGACCACCTTCTTCTCGAAGTCGATCTTGGCGGTCAGTTCGTCGGCACGCTTGTTGAGGTCGATGAGCTCGACATCGCGGGCGGTCGTGTCTTCGGCCTCGATCGCGCGCACGGCGTCGATCCGGTTGGCAAGGGTTGCCGCCTCGTCCTGAAGCTTCTTGAGATTGTCCACGTGTGTTCTCCAGCGGCGGTATTGCCGATGGAGTCCACAGTGCCACTACGGGCGGGGTGCCTTGCAGAAACGCACTTGCGAAACTGTTGTTTTCACAAATGCCACCGCGCGAGCCCCGCACCTTGGGCAACGCAGATACCGCTGCCGTTCGTCACCACATGGACGGCTGGAACGGCACCGGAGTTTTTCGCCGCAGGTGCAGCGTGCGTCAGACACGGCGAAGCCTCAGAGCCCACGCAGCTGCGGCGTCACGGACCAGGGAACGCATGGCCTTCTTCACTTCGGGCTCGGCATCCGCATCGGCCTTGACGGCGGCGGCCTGCGATGCCAGCCACGCCTCGTACGAGCGCTGGGCCACAACCGCAGACGTGGCGCTGCCGTAGGCCGGCACGTTCACGGGGCCGACTTCGTATAGGCCGGAAGCCTCCACCACCTCGCGGATCGCCTTGCCAGTTTCGTCGGTCGTGAACCGTTCGCCCTTCTGGCTCACGGTGAACGCAAACGAGCTGCCACGCAGATTCCGAGAACGCACCAGGGCCAGCACGTCACGGCCCGCCGAAGTATCCGGCGGCTCCACGACATACGAAATGCCGCGATCGTCAGCGATGATCTCAAGCGTGCCAGCCGACTCCCGGCCAAGCAGCATGTCGCTGTTGTGGTTGTAGTAGCTCAGGATCTCGCCCTTGCCCCGCTGGCGGTTCAGCACCTTATCGAAGGCACCGGGCAGGATTCGTTCCCGAAAGCCACCGAGGTCAAGGGAAAGCCGGTTGTATGGCACCGCCAGCCCCCGGATCGCTTCGCGCCCGCTGGAGCGTGTTTCGATCTGCAGTTCGCATTCGGGTGCCTCGTCTACGGTCAGGCAGCGGCGTTCAATTTCCATTGGTGGAGTCCTCCTGTTCGGCCTGGTCCTCGGCGTCATCTGCCGGGCTGTCTTCTACTTCGGCGGGCGGCTCGGGCATCGGCTCCGGTGCAGGCAGCTGCTGGCCCATCTGATCCAGCGTGGTCATGTTCAGCTGCACGAAGTGCCGATCGCCGTCTGGCCCAATCGGGTTCAGGTTCTCGGCCTCTCGGATTTCGTTAATTGTCATCCAACCGTTTTGCAGGGCCGACACATAAAACGCCGCCCGGCTTGTGTGGTCGCCCCGCAGCAGGCCGTTCACGTTGTGCTCAGCGAAATACGTCTCATCGTCCACGATCAGATCGCGGCTGATGGCTGCTTCCCATCGTTTCAGATGCGGCAGCAGGCAGTGCTGCACGAACTCCGTGCCCTGCACTTCGATGTTGCTGTAGGTCGAACGTGTCAGGTCTTGGATCATGTGCGGCGGCACGCGGAACGCGCGGCAGATTTCGATCACCTGATACTGCCGCGTCTCCAGGAACTGGGCCGCCTCGTTGCTGCCGCTGAGCTCGTGAGCCTTCACGCCGTTCGGCAGGACCGCCGTGCGGAAGGCACGGTCAGCGCCCCGGTGCATCCGCTCCCACTGCTCACGCAGCCGCTCGGCAGCCTCCACGGGAATCGGGTTCTCTGACTCCAGCACGATGCCGGGCCGGGCACCGTTGCCGAAGTAGGTGGACCCGTGAGCCTCCAACGCCTGGGCCAGGCCGATGGCGTTTTGGAAAATCTTATAGGTCGGGATCGCCTTGATGCCGTCTTCGGTGGTGAACCGCAGGGCGAAAATCTGCTCCTGGGGATAGATCGTCTCGCGCCCGCTAGGCTCGCGGTAGCGATAACGCAGCTTGCCGTCAGAGAGCCGATCGACTTCCATCCGGCTGGAGTGCAGGGGCCACAGCTCCGACACGGCACCTCGAGCACCTGGGCGGATTTCGGCGTAGCTCGCACCGTAGTGCAAGTACATGCCCGTCATCCAATCCCGGAACTCTTGGGCCGTTTGCCACGGGTTGGGTTGCTGGTGCAGGAGCCTATAGACGGGATGGGCGGTAGCCTTCGCCTTGCCGCCGTTGGCCATCCGCTCATAGACGTGGAGCGGCAGGGCTGATACCGCATCCGATATGACCCGGATGCAGGCCGTGTAGGCCGAGCACGCCATGGAGTTGTCGGCGTTCACGCGGATGCCGGAAGGCGTCCGAGACGATGACACCTCGGGCCAGTCGATGCCGCGAAGGTCGAACATCTTGAAGTCGGCGGCGGCGTGTTCGCTCATAACGAGATGATGTCCCAGTTTTGCTCAGGGGCCGGGGCCGTCGCCGTAGCGTGGATGCCGAGGGCCATCGTCAACGCCACGATGCCGTCGATGCGTTCGTTGCTCTTTGCCTTACTGGGCTTGATGTTTCCGGCGTGGTCCTGCTGTATCGCCACGTTCGACGCCTGCCACGCCAGGACGGGATGCCCGCCGTGGAGCAACTTGCCGCCCACCACCAGGGCCTCGAGCTGCTTGGCGGGCGAACTCATCGAGCCGTAGCCCTGCCCAAAACCTAAGACATTTACGCCATCGCCTTGCAGTTGGGTGGACAGCTGCGTGGCGTTCCAGCGGTCGATCGCCACCTGCCGCACGTTGTATTTCTTCGTGATCGCAAGAATGTCGGCCCGCACCTTATCGAAGTCCGTGACGTTCCCATGCGTCAGGTGCAGCTTCCCCTCCTTCGCCCACTGGTCATACGGCACGCGGTCCCGCTTCACCCTGTCCCGCATGTTCTCCTCTGGAATCCAGAAGTGGGGCTCGGCCCAGAACGTGCCATCGTCCAACTGAAACAGCAGGCACAGGCACGTCGTGTCGTACGTAGTTGCGAGATCAAGGCCCGCGAAACACTCCCGCCCGTCGAGCATCACGGGGCAGGGCTTGTTGCCCTGCGCCCAGTGCTCCATCCGCAGCCAGCGCGTGTCCTGCTCGGTCCACTGGTTCAGGTGCAGCCTGCGGAAAGTGTTCTCCTCACTTGGCATATCCTGGGCACGCTTGCACCGCACCCGCAGATCATCGAGCTTCACGCTTACGCCAAGGTTCGGATTTGCCTTTCGCCAGGTGGCTTCCGCCGTCCAATCGTCTTCAGGATCGGCGGCGTAGATCGCAGGCAGGAAGGTGTCATCCTTAATGGCCCCTTCCCGCACGGCCAAGGCATACCGCCAGATTTCCCAGCAGATGCTTTTGCGGTCAAAGCCCGCAGTGGTGATTGCCACGCACAAGGGCTGCCGCCTGGCCCCGGTGCTTGTGGTCATCACGTCCCACAGTTCCCGATCGGGCTGGGCGTGCAGCTCGTCAAAGATGATCCCGTGGGCGTTCAGTCCGTGCTTCGTGAACGCCTCGGCAGACAGTGCCTTGTACGTACTGTGCGTGTCCTCCCGCACGATCGAATTTCGAAACACACGCAGCCTGCTCCGCAGCTTGGGCGAGTTCTCCACGCACACCTTCGCCATCTCGAAAACGAGCCGGGCCTGGTCGCGGTCGGCGGCACACGAATAGATCTCGGCACCAGGCTCGCCGTCGAACATCAGCTTTAGTGCGATGCCGGCACACAGCGTCGACTTGCCATTCTTGCGGGGGATGGCCAGCAGGCTTGTGCGGTACTGCCGCACGTCGCCCTTCATGGTGCCGAACAATCGGCCCACGTATTCCTTCTGCCACTGCTCGAGCAGGAACGCTTTGCCGCCGAGCTCGCCCTTCGCGTGCGTCAGGTTCTCCTCAAAGAACCGCACCGCGATGGCCGCAGCCTTCGCATCAAGCGAACATGCGGGCGTCGTCTTCGTCTTCTTGCGGGCCTTGGTCAACGGCTGACACTCTCGCCAGGGCAGACGCTGTCAGGCCAAACTCGGCCGCGAACTTCAGCATCTGATTTCTCGCGTCGCGCTTCCGGTTCCATGCCGGGTGATTACTCACCCTACCCTTATCGTCCATCAGCGTGGTGCCGCTGGTCTTCAGCTCCTGGTCGGCCTGCACCATATCGGCGAACGAATCGCAGTAAGCTGCAAGCGTCTGCTGGTGGCGCGGGCTCATCACCTTCGACGCCTCGAGCATCGGCACGATCCGCTCCCACTCCTCGCGGGCAATGTCTGCGAGCCAAGCCGGGGCCGGCGGAACGCCAGGTGGCGCGTCGATCCCGGCCTTGTGCGGCCCTCTAATGCGGCTGCCACGCAGGCTAAGGATTGATTTAGGCGTCGGCTTACGGCCCTTACCCATCAAGGCACCTCACCAAAGTTCCAGTTTCGGCCGTGTGTGTTTATGGGATAACCGGGTGATT